ATCAACATCTCTTCTTCCGGGGGCTTGCGCCCTCGGTTGAGTTTGTCTAAACTTGGACTTCCCACAACAACAGGAGAAAGCAATGACTGAAACCGTAACAACCCCAACCAAGACCAACAAAGCCGCGCTAATTCGCGCGCTGCTCAAAGACAAAACCAAATCCAAGAGCGACATCGCCGAGGAAGTGGGCTGCAAAGTGCAGTACGTCTTCAGCGTGCAGAACCATGACCGGGTGAGGGCCAGGAAGGCCAGGGCCAAGCGCAAGCTGGAGCGTCAGGCAGAACTGCGCAACGGCGCACCCAAGCGCAAGTACACCAAGAGCGGCAAGTTTGCGAAGAAGGTTCCCGCGCCCACCACGCCGATGGTGGGGCTTGACCGCGACCAACTGAAGGCAGAGCAGGCCGAACTGCATGAACTCAACGCGCAGTTCATCCAACAACTCCAAGAAGCAACCAAGCCCAAGATTCAGTACATCGAGATCGAGGTACCGCAACCCCACTACAACCTCACATGGCGCCAGCGTTTCACTGCGCTGTTTTTCGGGAGGGTCTGAGTATGAAGTTCTACGAGATCGAACTCAGGCGCGAGTCCTACATCACCGTTGTCGTCAGCGCCTACTCTGAAGATGAGGCAGCGGACAAACTCATGAACAACCTGGAGGAGTACGTCGAGGGCGACCCCGACGAAGCTGACTGGGACATCACTGACATTAAAGAAGCGGAGAGAACCGAATGAAAACACGCGCATTGAAACTGGTACGTGAGTTGTTCGCCGTGGACTACGTGCCGCTGCACACGCAGCGCCACAACCAACGGCAGTGGGTAAAGAGCGTTCGACAACTGGGTGACCGATGGCTACTCGCAAAACCACTCGACCTGCCCAAGAAGCACTAGACCCACCGCCCAAGGTCTGGCCCTTCCCAACGTGGAAGGGCCGACCGTACAAGCAACCAAAACAACAAAAACCCGATCCGGTGGCGGGACTACCACCAGCACTGTTCTAGGAGAAAGCAATGATCAAAGAAGAAACCTGCATCATCAGCCCGCCGAAGTTCGGCGTCACCGACTTCTACATCGAGGGCGCTGCGCCCCTGGTGGTGGAGCGGTTCAGCAAGAAGGCTGAACTCATGGCCAAGATGGCCGAGGGCCAGTCAGCCAAGAACAAGAAGGCCCGCGACGCACGGGACTACGACAAGGAAGCCGAAGAGGCGCGCTATCGCAGCATCGATGGGTGGGAGGGCATGAACGCCGCCGCGTTCCGTGCCGCCATGATCAGCGCCTGCCGACTCGTGGGGTTCAAGATGACGCTGGCCAAGTTGTCTGCGTTCATCGAGGCCGATGGGTTCGACAAGAACGATGGCGTCCCCCTCGTGCGCATCTACGGCGAGAGTCAGGTTTACACGGCGCATACTCGTAACGCTACGGGTGTGGTCGATGTGCGTTCCCGTCCCATGTATCGCAACTGGGCCGCGCGTCTGCGTGTCCGGTACGACATGGATCAGTTCAAGATGGCCGATGTCTTGAACCTTGTCTCCCGGTGTGGGATGCAAGTTGGTATCGGTGCAGGTCGTCCCGACAGCAAGGCTTCTGCCGGATGCGGGTTCGGTCTGTTCAACGTAGTCCCGAGTGATCGGGAGAAAGAAGTGGTCGCCAAGTACGGCATCCAGTAAGGCAGGCTAGGGTCGGCTTGGTATCGACAGGCCCGGTCCGGCAAGGCAGGTTCGGCTCGTCCTGGCTAAGCGCGGTGCAGTACGGTTCAGCAAGGCAGGCATGGAGTCGTATGGCTCGACGCGGTACGGAAGCGCATGGTCGGTTACGGCAGGTGCGTCAAGGCGGCGCGGGGCTTGGATCGACCCGGACAGGCAAGGCAGGCACGGCTTGGAACGGCGGGGCCGGGAGTGGCAAGGTAAGGTACGGCAGGCGGGGCTGGGCTAGTCTAGTTCCGGTAGGGCAGAGCATGTTTCGGCAAGGCAGGCTTGGCAGGGCTCGGAGCGGCAGCGTCTGGCTAGGTATGGCACATCACGGCAGGCAAGGCTAGGCGGGTTCCAGTGCGGTCAGGTAAGGCTAGGCGAGGCAGGTCAGGAAAGGCCCGGCTTGGACGGGCGAGGTGCGGCGAAGCGAGGCATATCACGGCAGGCGAGGCGTCGTAAGGCGTGGCGCAGCGAGGAACGGCAAGGCTAGGTAAGGCAGGCATTTAACCTTCAAGGAGAAAGCATGAAAGAGGAACGGAAACTTTTGACTGACATGGCACGGCGCAACGGCGGCGTGCTCAAGGTAGACGACGTGCTCGAAGAGGCACGCAGGGAAGACAGCATCCTGCACAAACACTTTGAGTGGGATGACACGAAGGCCGCTGCGAGCTACCGCAAGGAGCAGGCGCGCTCTTTGATTCAGCGGTGCAAGATCACGCTGGTGGAGGGCGAGCCCGTATCCGTGCGGGCGTTCGTCAGTCTGCCAACTGATCGAGAGAGTGGCGGAGGCTACCGCCTAACGTCGGAAGTCATAAGCAACGAATCCCAGAAGGAAGAACTGCTGCGCGACATCCGCTTGACCATCGCACGCTGGTCACAGAAGCTACACCTGCTCGACCAGGACATCGCAGAACTGCTCGAAGAAGTTGAGAACCGAATCAACAGTAAGACCGCGCAACCCCAACAGGCTGCTGCCTGAACCCATAGGAGACAACCATGAGCAACATCAACAACATCCGTAACCTCAAAATCCGCCTCGCCATCATCGGCATCCAACTGTGCGCAGGCATCGCGCTCCTCGCGTCGATACTGACTGCCCTTCCCGCATACGCACGAGCAGGTACGCTGATCAAGTGCGACTTCATCAGCACCCAACAAGGCCCGCGCTACGTGGGCACCTACTGCGTGGACTTCGCCTGCCAATACACGACCACACGCATCTTCACTTCGTACTGCCCGTTCAGCCTGTGAGGAGACAGCCATGCAACGACTGAATGAAGACGGACTGGAGGACTTGGGCTGGCTTGCCGCCATGCTGGCGGCGCTGGCCTTCCTGTTCTTCTCCCTGGTGTATGTCCTGCACTGGGCGGGGTGGCTATGAAATGGCTTGGTGAATTCATCGTCATGTACTGGCTGATCACCGTCTTGGTCGTGGTGTTCCTCGCCCCGTTCGTGACGCTGATGATGCTGCTGACTTACTTGTGGGGGTTGGTATGACCCGCGACGACATCATCCGCATGGCGCGGGAGGCTGGGCTTCTGCCTCATCCAGAAAACATCGTCTACCAAGACCCAATGTTTGAAGGTCGCATCAAAACCTTCGCCGCCCTTGTCGCCGCTGCCGAGCGTGAGGCGTGTGCGGAGTTGATTGAAGACATGGCTGTGCAGCACCCGAAGTACATCGCCGCCGCCATCAGAGCAAGGGGGCAGGAATGAGCGGCGACCACAACGCAAACCAGAAGGGGGCCAAGGTACTGGCGCAGATAGATGCGGAGCCCAAGTCAAAACAGAAAGTGTCTGAGAGATCAGTGCGGGTGACCATCGGCATCATGCGAAGCCTCGCACGCAAAATCCCCATCAGCCCGTTCCACCTACACGCCGCAGACCAGATGGAGCGGATGCTTGATGAACTGATTCGATTGAGGAAAAAAACTTGAACCCACCAAGCCCCAAAGGCAAGCGCCAGATCAAGATCAACGCGATCATGCAGGCGCAGTTGATCAAGCTCCTCCTCGAAGGCACCTACACCTGCACCGAACTGGCGGAGATGACGGGCCTTCACTACGTGACCGTGTGCCAGTACACACGCGAACTCCACAGAGCAGGCGCTGCCCACATCAGTGGCTGGGAGAAAGACCCGCGAGGCCGTGATCTGGCGAAAATCTACAAACTTGGTGTGGGCAACGACAAGCGGCGTCAGAAGAAGACGCAGGCCGAGCGGCAGCGTGCCTACCGCACCAAGAAGAAGCAGATCAAACTCATGGAGATGTTGACATCATGCAGTGCCCCGAGTGTGGAGCGAGAGCCCACGCCCTTGAAGTTAGAGCCACAACTGGTGGACTGAAGCGAAGGAGATATGAATGCTCACAGTGCAAACAAAGGTTCACGACAGTGGGGACACCGAAAGACCTGCGGCTGGACATGCACAACAACCCTCACCGCCACGAGCAAACGATACGCAAGTCGCGGGCAACCACTACAAGCAGTTCCAAATCGAACCCTGGGACGCCATCATTGACTGGAATCTTGGCTACTTGGATGGCAACGCCGTCAAATACCTCAGTCGATGGCGACACAAGAACGGAATAGAAGACCTCAAGAAGGCGCGTCACTACATCGACAAGCTGCTTGAGGTAGAGCAGGCAAAGAATCTATAGGCGGTGCGTTGGTTTGGTAACGGTGGAAAGCCTTGCAGATGCGACCCACTATTACCGCTTGCGCAGCGCCGCCTGAAATGCATAGGCTGCGCAAGCACTCCATGCCTAGACCGAGGGGGCTAGGAATCTGCATCACCCCCTCACCCACAACCAAAGGAGAAAGCAATGGGCTTATTTGGCGGGGTCACCTACGACCCAGAGAAAGACAAGGATAGGCTGCTCACGCAGCTAGGCCGTGTTCGAGATGTGATGTTTGATGGCCAGTGGCACACGCTGGCCGAGTTGGTGGTTCGATGTGGCGGCTCCGATGCCTCGGTCAGCGCCCGCATACGCGACCTTCGCAAGAAGAAGTTTGGTGAATACACCGTCCACAGGAAGCGCATACGCGATGGCTTGTGGGTCTACAAACTGGAGTTGCCCGATGGCTACAACCCCCGAAGTCAAGGTCAAGAAGCAGTGCGTGACACTGCTCAATGCCCATAAGGTTTACTACTTCTTCCCCGTAGCCTCGGGCTACGGTAGGGTGGGCATCCCCGACATCATCGCCTGCTGCGATGGCCACTTCCTGGCCATCGAGTGCAAGGCAGGCAAGAACAAACCCACCGCTCTGCAAGAAGCCGAGATGCTCAAGATACGCACTGCAGGCGGCACGACCCTCGTGATCAACGAGGACAACATCAACGAACTACAGGGGTGGTTAGATGCTAGGAGTCAACTACATGAACAATGAAGATTACGGGCGTTACATGGAGGCGGAGGTCGCCAACATGGAGCCGGAGAAGAAGGAGGCGCTGATCCACGCCATCAAGACGCTGTTCCGCGCCTTCTCGGAAGACAACACGCAAGGCGTGCTCATACTGCTTGAGAAGGGTGAGTGCATGACGACGATGGGGCTGAACGCCACGTACGACGAGTCGGTGCGCATAGTCAACACGGCACTCAACGTCTTCATCGAGGACGCGATCACGACCGAGACAGAAACAAAACACTAAGGAGAAGCATGAGCCTACCTTTCACGCGAGTGATCGCGCTTGACTTTGAGACTGCCTGGGACAGGAAGGAATACACCCTGTCCAAGATGACCACCGAGGAGTACGTCCGCGACCCGCGCTTCAAGGCATGGGGGTTGTGCTGGAAAGAGGTGGGGGAAGAAGGTGCTGCGGTATGGGTGCGCGGCAAGGACATCCAGGCGTGGGCCGATGGAATAAATTGGAACGAGACGGCAGTCCTGGCACACAACGCCCAGTTCGATGTGACGATCTTGTCCTGGCGCTTCGGGGTTCAACCCGCCTTCATCTTCGACACGCTGAGCATGGCCCGCGCGCTGCGCGGCATCGAGGTGGGCAACTCACTCGCACAACTGGCGCAAGACTTTGAGCTTCCACCCAAGGGTCAGGCGGTGCACAGCACAGACGGGATGTTGGAGTCCATCTCCTTCGAGGTGGAGCAGGAACTGGCTGACTACTGCAAGCACGACGTGGCGTTGTGCGAAGCGATCTTTGATCGCTTGATGCCCGGGTTCCCGCCCAAGGAGCTACGCCTCATCGACATCACGCTCAAGATGTACACAAGGCCGCTGCTGGAACTCGACAGGGGGATGCTGCAAGCGGCCATCGTAGAAGAGAGGGAAGCCCGTGAAGGACTGCTACAGAGGCTCGGCGTGGATGAGGCTGCGCTTGCGTCAAATGATAAGTTTGCTGCGCTCCTCGAACAAATCGGAGTTCCTCCGCCGATCAAAACCAGCAAGACCACGGGGCTTGAAACGTACGCGCTTGCGAAAAATGACGCCCTCTTTCAGGCGCTGCTCAACAGCGA